CCAGGTCCACAGATGATGAAGGCAGTGTATGACATGGCCCGCAAGGGGGCGCAGGATGAACTCCGGCTGCAGTTGCGTGATGGCGGTATGTTATCAGGGAGCGGACGATGAAAACCTTTCGCTGGAAAGTGAAGCCGGATATGGAGGTGAACTCGCAGCCATCGGTGCGTGAAGTGCGTTTTGGTGACGGGTACTCACAGCGTATGGCGGCAGGGCTGAATGCTGACCTGAAAACATACCGTGTGACGCTTTCCGTGACCCGGGAGGAGGCCCGGCATCTGGAAGCGTTCCTGGCAGAGCACGGAGGCTGGAAGGCATTTTTGTGGAAGCCACCCTATGCATACCGGCAGATAAAGGTGACCTGTGCCGGGTGGTCTGCGCGGGTCGGGATGTTGCGCGTTGAGTTCAGCGCGGAGTTTAAGCAGGTGGTGAACTGATGCAGGATATTCACGAAGAAAGTCTGAACGAGTCGGTTAAATCAGAGCAGTCACCGCGGGTGGTACTCTGGGAAATCGACCTGACGGTACAGGGTGGTGAGCGGTATTTTTTCTGCAATGAGCTGAATGAAAAAGGGGAGGCGGTTACCTGGCAGGGGCGGCAATATCAGGCATACCCGATTGACGGCAGTGGCTTTGAGATGAACGGGAAGGGCAGCAGTGCCAGACCGTCGCTGACGGTGTCGAATCTGTTTGGTCTGGTCACCGGGATGGCGGAGGACCTGCAGAGCCTGGTGGGGGCCACGGTGGTCCGCCGCCGGGTGTATGCCCGTTTTCTGGATGCGGTGAATTTTGTGGCAGGCAATCCTGAGGCAGACCCTGAGCAGGAGCTGACGGACCGGTGGGTGGTGGAGCAGATGTCAGAGCTGACGGCCATGACAGCCTCGTTTGTGCTGGCAACACCGACGGAGACGGACGGAGCGCTGTTTCCCGGTCGCATTATGCTGGCGAATACCTGTATGTGGACCTACCGCTCTGATGAGTGTGGTTACACGGGCGGGGCTGTGGCGGATGAGTTCGATAAACCCACCACCGATATCCGTAAGGACAGATGCAGCAAGTGCATGCGCGGGTGTGAGATGCGCGGCATGGTGGCTAATTTTGGCGGTTTCCTTTCCATTAATAAACTTTCGCAGTAAATCCCGGTTTATGACACAGACTGAATCAGCGATTCTGGCGCATGCCCGGCGGTGTGCGCCTGCGGAGTCGTGCGGCTTCGTGGTGAGAACGCCGGAGGGGGAGCGGTATATCCCTTGTGTGAATATCTCTGCAGAGCCGGAGGCGTATTTTCGTATTGCACCGGAAGACTGGCTGCGGGCAGAGATGCAGGGGGAGATTGTGGCACTGGTCCACAGCCATCCCGGTGGCCTGCCCTGGCTGAGCGAGGCCGACCGGCGGCTGCAGATAAAAAGTGCACTGTCCTGGTGGCTGGTCTGCCGGGGGGAAATTCATAAATTCCGCTGTGTGCCACATCTGACAGGACGGCGCTTTGAGCACGGGGTGACGGACTGTTACACGCTGTTCCGGGATGCATACCATCTGGCGGGAATTGATATGCCGGATTTTGAGCGTGAGGATGACTGGTGGCGCAACGGTCAGAACCTTTACCTGGACAATATGGCGGTCACCGGCTTTTACCGGGTGCCCCTGTCCTCTGCACAGGCGGGCGATATCCTGCTGTGCTGCTTTGGCGCATCGGTGGCCAATCATGCCGCCATTTACTGCGGCAACGGTGAACTGCTTCACCATCTGCCTGAACAACTGAGTAAACGGGAGAGGTATTCCGAAAAATGGCAACGACGAACGCATTCTGTCTGGCGTCACCGCCACTGGCACGCATCTGCCTTCACGGGGATTTGCAACGATTTGGCCGCCGCCTCAGCCTGTATGTGAACACGGCAGCGGAAGCCATCCGGGCGCTGTCGTTACAGGTGCCGGGATTCCGCCGTCAGATGAACGAAGGCTGGTACCAGATACGTATTCGCGGTGAGGACACGGCACCGGAGGCGGTGTACGCCCGTCTTCACGAACCTCTGGGTGAGGGGGCGGTCATCCATATTGTGCCGCGACTGGCCGGGGCCGGAAAAGGTGGACTGCAGATTGTGCTGGGGGCGGCGGCCATCGTGGGGTCGTTCTTCACTGCCGGGGCATCAATGGCGTTATGGGGTTCAGCCCTGGCAGCCGGCGGTTTTTCTGCCACCACGATGCTGTTTTCACTGGGTGCCAGCATGATACTGGGTGGTGTGGCACAGATGCTGGCCCCGAAGCCAAAAACACCGGAATACAGGGCAACGGATAACGGTAAACAGAACACGTACTTTTCGTCGCTGGATAACATGATTGCCCAGGGGAACCCGATGCCGGTGCCTTACGGTGAAATGCTGGTTGGCTCACGGCGAATCTCCCAGGACATCAGTACCCGTGATGAAGGCGGTGACGGGAAGGTGGTGGTTATCGGGCGGCAGGCATAAAAGCGAAAAAATCCCGCAGTGACCGAAGGCTGCGGGAACAGAAAATGAAGATTAACCACAGGGAGTTTTGTTTTTATTGGCCCGAAAAAACTGTAACGCCCGGGAATGATATCTGCCACGGGGGCGTACAGAAAATGTGAAGATATTCAGAATTTTTATTCAGTCATGATACAGGCATCCTCCGGGATGCCTGTTGTTTTTGTGCGTAACAGTTATCACAGTAAAGGGTGAGACAATGGGCAAAGGTGGCGGCAAGGCGCACACGCCGGTTGAGGCAAAGGACAATCTTAAGTCCACGCAGATGATGAGCGTGATTGATGCGATTGGTGAAGGGCCGATTGAAGGTCCGGTGAAGGGGCTGCAGAGTATCCTGGTGAACAAAACCCCGCTGACGGACACGGACGGTAATCCTGTGATACATGGTGTGACAGCGGTCTGGCGCGCCGGGGAGCAGGAGCAGACACCACCTGAAGGCTTTGAGTCCTCCGGGGCGGAAACCGCACTGGGCGTGGAAGTGACGAAGGCAAAGCCGGTGACGCGCACCATTACGTCCGCGAACATTGACCGCCTGCGGGTCACCTTCGGGGTGCAGTCACTGTTGGAGACCACCTCAAAGGGCGACCGTAATCCCTCTTCTGTCCGACTGCTGATTCAGTTACAGCGTAACGGTAACTGGGTGACGGAAAAGGATGTCACCATTAACGGCAAGACCACCTCGCAGTTTCTGGCGTCGGTGATTCTGGATAATCTGCCTCCCCGCCCCTTTAACATCCGGATGGTCAGGGAGACGGCGGACAGCACCACGGACCAGCTGCAGAACAGAACGCTGTGGTCGTCATACACCGAAATCATCGATGTGAAACAGTGCTACCCGAACACGGCCATTGTGGGGATGCAGGTGGATGCGGAGCAGTTTGGTGGTCAGCAGATGACGGTGAACTACCATATCCGCGGTCGCATCATCCAGGTGCCGTCAAACTATGACCCGGAAAAACGCACGTACAGTGGTATCTGGGACGGCAGTCTGAAACCGGCATACAGCAACAATCCGGCCTGGTGTCTGTGGGACATGCTGACTCACCCGCGCTACGGCATGGGAAAACGTCTGGGGGCGGCGGATGTGGACAAGTGGGCGCTGTATGCCATCGGGCAGTACTGCGACCAGATGGTGCCGGATGGCTTCGGGGGCACCGAGCCGCGGATGACCTTCAATGCGTACCTGGCACAACAGCGTAAGGCGTGGGATGTTCTCAGTGATTTCTGCTCGGCGATGCGCTGTATGCCGGTATGGAACGGCCAGACGCTGACGTTCGTTCAGGACCGCCCGTCGGATGTGGTGTGGCCGTACACCAACAGCGATGTGGTGGTGGATGATAACGGCGTGGGATTCCGCTACAGCTTCAGTGCCCTGAAGGACCGGCACACGGCGGTGGAGGTGAATTACACCGACCCGCAGAACGGCTGGCAGACCTCCACGGAACTGGTGGAAGACCCGGAAGCCATACTGCGCTACGGGCGCAATCTGCTGAAGATGGACGCGTTCGGCTGTACCAGCCGCGGTCAGGCCCACCGTGCCGGACTGTGGGTGATAAAGACCGGACTGCTGGAAACGCAGACGGTGGATTTCACGCTCGGGTCTCAGGGGCTGCGGCACACACCCGGTGACATCATTGAAATCTGTGATAACGACTATGCCGGGACCCTGACCGGCGGACGTGTCCTGTCCATTGATGCTGCCACCCGCACCCTGACGCTGGACCGTGAAGTGACACTTCCGGAGACCGGTGCCGCCACGGTGAACCTGATTAACGGCAGCGGTAAGCCGGTGAGTGTGGACATCACCGAACACCCCGCGCCGGACCGGATACAGGTCAGCACCCTGCCTGATGGTGTGGAGACATACGGGGTGTGGGGACTCTCCCTGCCGTCACTGCGCCGTCGCCTGTTCCGCTGTGTCTCCGTCCGGGAAAACACGGACGGCACCTTTGCCATCACGGCGGTGCAGCACGTACCGGAAAAAGAAGCCATCGTGGATAACGGTGCCCGCTTTGAGCCGCAGTCAGGTTCCCTGAACAGCGTCATCCCACCGGCAGTGCAGCACCTGACGGTGGAGGTGAGCGCAGCTGACGGCCAGTATCTGGCGCAGGCGAAATGGGACACGCCGCGGGTGGTGAAGGGTGTGCGCTTCAGTCTGCGCCTGACCAGTGGTAAGGGAACGGATGCCAGACTGGTGACCACCGCCATCACCGCAGACACGGAGCACCGTTTCAGCGGCCTGCCGCTCGGGGAATACACCCTGACGGTGCGGGCGATAAACAGCTATGGCCAGCAGGGTGAACCTGCCACCACCACCTTCCGGATTGCCGCACCGGCAGCACCGTCGCGGATTGAGCTGACGCC